CTTGAAGCCATCTTGATATCGTGTCATTATCTGTATACTCAAGTAAATCCAATAATTTTAATATATCTTGACTTGTCATATTCATGAGTATAGATTTCATTAAGTCAATACTTTTTATGTTAGTCAATGTTTCGATTAATTCATTAGGCAAGGGATCAACTCCTTAATTTGTGCCGGTACTGCCGAAACCACCTCTAGAAACTTCATTTAGTTCAATTACAGTTTCAAATTCAACTTCGGGCATTTTTCCATTAATACGGAATTGACAAATACGGTCGCCCTCGTTTATCACTGTATCTCTCATGGCTAATGCTGGAAAGTGCCATTGATCATCGTTTCCTGAGTATGAATTATCAATTACAGCAAAAGAGTTAGTTTGTAAAATACCAAAATTCTTGAAGGTACTTGAACGTGGTACAATATTTGCTTCATGTCCATCGGGTAAAATCATGCCCACTCCAAGTGGAATCATTTTATATTCAAATTGTTTTAATTCGATAGTTTCTGCAGCTCGAAGGTCACACCAATCTCCTGTAGCGATTTTTTCTATTTTAGGTAAGTTTTCATTAAAATATTTGATTTTGATTTGCATTAATATTCTCCTTTTATTCAATTATATTAAATTATTTAGAAAGAGGAGAACAAGTCTCCCCTTATTTCTTATTGTCTTGAAACTAAATAATCGATACCCTCTGGATTAAATCCAACTACACGTTCTAATATTTTACCGTTTTCATCAATCAACAACAATGATGGTACACTTGCAATTCCATATTTAGTTGCCAATTGCGCATCTTCTTCAACATCTAATTCTTGATAATCTGTACCTTTATCGTGAAGATAATTTGTCATGATTTTACATGGTGTACATCCTACTCTTGAAAACTTAATAATCTTACTCAATTTCTATTCCTCCAATTAATTACATTTACTTACTCCACAAGCGTGACAAATGCAGTTGCCACGATCGTATGCTTTTTCGCCACAATTAGGGCATTCAGCTAATTCAAATTTCTTTTTACCTGATTTAATTTCAATTTCCATATTTTCTTTTTGGATTTGACTTAAAATATTTGCAATTGCACTTGGTAATGTTCCCATTGTTTGATCATATGTAAGTGTATCAATTGCTTGTTGAAGGTTATCACTAGTTCCACCAAGACGTAACAATTTAGTTGTCATTAAACCTAATGCTTTAGCTAAACTACTAACCTCTTTTTCTTTAGTAGAAATGAACACTTCCCAAGGAATTCCCTCATTAAGATTAATAGTTACATATGCACGACCAAACTTATCACCATATGAGAATCCTACTTTATCAGTAAATCCATATAAACGTTTAGGACGTTTTTTAATTAGCATTGAAGGATCATATTGTTTCACTTCTTTAACATCTATTTGTTCATTTTCTTTAATTTCTTTAAGTTTTTCTGCCTCAATATGACTTTCTAATTTAGCATCTTCTTCTTTAGTTGCTAATACTTGAGCTTGGCGACTACCATCACGATAGATTGTCATTCCTTTTAATCCTAAATCATAAGAAAGCATGTATAATTCATCAGTTTGTTCAATTGTATAATCATTAGGGCAGTTAGCAGTTTTACTAATAGATGAATCAGTCCATTTTTGTACTGCAGCTTGAACTTTAACATGATCAGATGGAAGTAAATCCATTGCAGTTACAAAGTGTTCAGGAAGTTCCTTAATATCAGTCAATCCGTTTTTATCCATGTATTCTTTAGCTAAATCAACAGTTTGCTTAGTGATTCCTAAACGTCCTGCTCTCCAATATTCCCAAGAGAAGTAAGGTTCAATACCTGTAGTAGTTCCACCAAATTGCTTGCGAAATTCTGGAATATTATCAATATATGTACCAGTTGAACCAGTTGGAGCTTGAGTTAGTAAAGTAACATTTCGGATACCAGTTTCTTTTAGTTTATTATGTAAATGTGGGAATTCTGCAAGTAATTTTTGCATAAATCCACTTTGGATAAATTTTTCATAATCGTATTCAGGGAATGTTCCTTTTTCTTTCGCATAATCCATGGAGGCTTCATATGCTTTCTCAGCAATAAATTTATAAAGTTTATCTACAAATTGATTACCTTTATCTGATCCATATCTTAGTCCTAATTGAATCATTAATGTTCCTAATCCAAGTGAGCCGATACCAACCCTACGTTCCGATAATTGAACTTGTTTATTTTCTTCTAAGAAATATTGAGTATAATCAATAATATTATCTTGTAAACGTACAGCAACTCTCACTGCTCTTTCTAAATCATCCCATAATACATCATTATTTTCTTTGTCATGGAATCTTGATAGTACAAAGTGTCCTAAATTACAAACACCAAATTCTGGCAAGCCCTGCTCTCCACATGGATTTGTGGCTACAATCTCATGAAAATACCAGCTATTTGATTCTTTATTATATCGTTCCATCCAAACAATTCCCGGTTCAGCAGATGCCCAAGCTGATTCAATTAATACATTCCATAAATTTAATGCTTTTTGATCTTCATTGTTAGGAACAACCATTTCTTTTAAATCTTTCTTAGCACATTTAACACGTTCCATGAATGTATCAGAAATACCAACAGAAATATTTGCTCCTGATAAATAACCCATTTGCTTTTTACGTTCCATAAATTTATAAACATTAGGATTACTATCTTCGCAAATAAGCATCAAAGCTCCTCTGCGACTTCCTCCTTGGATAATTAAGTGAACAATATCGCTAAATATCTCTGCAAATTCAACGTTATCAATTGTATCTTGTTGAAGTAATTTAGCAATTAGTACAAATAATTCCATCCAACTTACTGCACCAGATGAACGTCCGTTCACACCTTTTACAATTGCATCTCTATGACGTAATTTAGTAAAATCAATACCTAAAACTTGATTATAATAAGATTCTTTTACAGTTGTTTTTAAGGAATCAAATAAATCATCTACAGAATCCTTTACATGTTCTTTATATACTTTATGTCCTTGATCCTTGGCTTTATCTAATGCTTTTTCCCATTCATCTTTATTAGTATAAATTTCAACAGCATCGAATTTGCCTAATTTAATGCGATCTTGTAATTCTTGTGAATCTTTATGTTCTTCTTCAAGTAATAATTTAAATGATGCTTTGGTTGAATTACTTCCTTTTACAGTGTTAATGTGTGATATATTTAATCCACATCCTCCACCTCTACGCATAATAGAAGCTTCATAAAATGCAACATCTACTACATCAAGGAATTGATCTTCTGCTTTATTTTTAGCCCTTGGTGATCTAATAACAAAACAATTATAAGCTGTTAAGTCAGCACGTTTACCAGTTACATGTTCTTGGCCTAACATTAATTGAATACGTCCACCTAATGAATAACGATATCCATCAAATAACCAACGGAATTCATTTTCCCATTTTTGTTTTAATTGAAGAGTTTTTTCAACGCTTGCTGCTCCTTTAGCCCAACGTTCCCACAATTGCGAAGGTTCAGTTTCTAATGGTTTATGCATTAATTCTTTCGTTACAGTATGTGTTTCACCAAACCGATCTTTAACTTCATAAGTTTCATTATTAACTTTTGTAATCTCAGCTACTTTTTTAGTTCCCATTGTTTTATCTACAATAGCAACCACAATATCTCCAACTTTATAACCATCGTATGTAGGAATGGTATATCTATCTAAAGCAATCAGTTCATCTAATTGACCATCCTTAGAGAATTTCATGTCTTTATTTTCAAATTGATACAAGTTAACCAACTAACAACACCTCATAATTATTATTTGTTTATTTACATTTTGGTATTATTTAATTTCAATTTTATGAATCGATTTCGTTTTACTTATGTACTTATCATCTTCAAAATTGCTTTCTAAGCTAAATCCCATTAATGATTGTGCATATGTAGCTGCGAATGAACTCTTTTTCTGTACCTCTTCAACCGGTATGTAATTCTCATTAAAATATTCTTCACTTACTACTCCAACTCTACCGTACTCATTCGTGATGATTATATCTCCGGCTGAAACAGGAACTTCTCCTGCTCTTGTCATTTCAAAACCATCTTCATCAACACGTTTAATGTCGAACAAGTGTCTTCTATCAACGTATAAGGTCATATAATCGACCACCTTTATTATTTGTATGTACCAATGTATTCTAACTTTCCGTGACTTAATCTTGCTTCCTCTTGGAAAATAGCCTGAACTTCTGAACGAAACTTGGATTGATATTCTACTTTGTAGCTTTTTTCTCCAACTTTAATGATTCCATACCAAATTTTATATGGATCAAAGTCTGCTTCATGAGGTACATTTTTCCATTCAATTTTATTTCCTAAACTATTCAATCCTGTATTATTCTTCTTTTTGCCAAAAAACTTATTCATGTATTAATTCTCCTCTTTATAGTAATATTTTATTCTATTAAACTAATTAACCGACAATCATAGGCAACACCACCTTAAATGGTAAATTCTTATAATATCAAATTAATTACATTTATACAATATTTATTATTAAATTATTTATTTTTACTCTTCATCTTCTCCATTTAAAGCTGTATAAATCAATTCACTGATCTCCCCAATTGAAAACATTGTCTCATCGAACATTGTTGGTAGCATATTATCACCTCCTTAAATTAATTTCCTCTAAAACTTGTTTAATTTTTTTACTATGTAGACTTTTAACATTTTTAATAATATAATAATATTTATCAATACATTTCTGATGTCCATTTAATTCAATTGATTCCTTTTCATCAGATAACTTAATTACCCAGTTATCTTCATTATTAATTTCTTTACATATATCACAAATACGATTAATCAATTAAGGCTTCACCAGACTCTAACTCTTCATCAACTCTTGAATATAATGATTCCCGAAGCTCTTCCAGTTCTTCAATTTTACGATCAACTTCCTTTAGTTGTTCTAAAAATTCTTTTAATTTACTATTCATACTAAACATCTCCTTTATGTAAGAGAGTGACGGTAAAATCACTCTCATTTGGTATAATTTAATATTAATATAATTACTTATGTATGTCAACCTATTTCTATGAAAATATAATTGAATCTCTAAGATTATTAAGTTTAGAAAATATATTTGCAGACTTTTGATCAAGATGATCCCATACTTCATCTGGTACTGACTCATCAAATTCAATATTATGTAAAAAATCAACTAACTCACTTTCTACTTCATTAATTAAATTTAACAATGTGTCCTTTTTAGCTTCTGAAATAGTTATATTCCCCATATCACACCTCATATTCTCTTTTTAATTGTACATATTTTTTAACTAAGTCGAAATTACGTTCAGATAGATAAAAATCAATCAATAAATTTAGTAATCCTATTTCAAACTTTTTAGTAAAGTCGAATTCATGTAATTCTTTAAGTTTATCCTCGTCAATATAACGAATATCATAAGGACTAAATTTAACATAATACCGTTTAGATTCAATTATTACTCCATTATTTTCATTAAGTTCATATTTACAAGATTTAACTTCCCCAACACTATTTGTAGCCGTTTTAACTTTATCACCTATCCTAAATTTGAAAACCATTTAACCATCCCCTTTTGATTTAAATAAATCGATGGTTGCCAAGAGATAATTTATTATAAGCCGAATCAATGCTGCGTTTAGGTCTTGTTGATGATACCCTATTTACCTTGACAACATTATATTTAAGTATTGCATAATTTCTAGCTTCAATTTCATCATTTGCTTTGATCTTTAATAATATATTTTCAGATGATGAATTAGTACATGATACATAATATTTCAATTTATATCCTCCTGATGAAAGAGTTCTTTTATGTTAAATTATTTACCCTCGACCATATTAATTCCAATTAAGGAATAACCACACAGGTCACGGTAAGGGGATTCTGAATCACCTATACCGGATGGATTATTGAATATGCGATTTTGCTTATCCATCATTCTTACTGTTAGCAGCATATGTTTCACTAAGCTTTTTGGAATTAAATAATTATCTTCATCATATGTATAACGTTCCATTAATACTTTCATCATTTCATATGTAGCATCAACACTTGATCCATATTGTTTATTCTTATCATCGGTGAAACTACCAATTTCTAATCCGAGTTTTGTGAATATACCTTGTTCTTCAACAATATCAATATCCAATTGTTTAATACCATCGAAACTGACTACTACTTCAGAATAATCATTAAATTTAATTTCTGCGTTTTTATGTAAATAATCCACTTTTACAATGGTTACAATTTCTTCATTCCAAAGTACTTTATTTCCTGTAAATATGTAATCCATAAATTCTTTTTCCTCTTCAGTTAACTTATTTAATTCTGATTTACTGACTGGAAAAATTACAGCATCATCAAATTCAACATCATAGTCCTGATAAGCAAAATTAGTTTTTCCTAATACGATTGCACGTTGGCCAATTCTCATTGATAAATCTTTACCTGCATTAGTATTTAAAATGACGATCTCATTTTGCTCAAACATGTTATTCCTCCTCAATCCAATATCTCAACAAGCAAAGTTTGCTTTCCTAAACTCCTTGCTGTATTTATATCATTAACAAAAACATCAATACGACCATCCGCAATCGCTCCACCACGATCTTCTACTATTCTAGTTCCAATACCTTCTATGTAAACTTTTGTACCAAATGGAATTGATTTAGGAGCTGCTATCGTTCTTCCTGCAGTTGCTTTTGTTCCTGATGCAGTAGTTCCATATCCTTTATCTCCGGTCTTCTTTTGAGTTGATTCATAGCCGTTAGTGTAAAATGTAACGGTATAATATCTCTTTCTCATCTCCTTTCTAACTTGCAATTGCTTTTTTAAATTATCATTCTCATTCTTAACTTGATTCAATTGATCATTTAATTGGTTTATCTGACTGTTTTGATTATCAATTTGATTTTTCTGGTCGTTAATCTGATTTGTTTTTTGTTTAATTTTTTGTTTATTTTTCAAGTTAATTTCTTTTGTTTGTTTAATTATTTTATTTTGATTCTTAATTTTTGATTCATATGATTTAGAGTCTTTTATGTATTGATCCCCAATAATGAAATTTGATAATAGTAATGCTATAGTTATTCCGGTAAACACTAGTTGTTTATAAGTCATAGAATTGCTCACTCGTCAGGATGAGCGTCAACACCTCTTCCCTTAACTTTGTACCTTAATTATATTAAATTAATTATATATAGTCAACTATTTTCTGAATTTTTTTCATCTTTTTTCTTCTTAGTTGCTTTCTTTTTAATTCCAAGAAATTGATTGATTCGTTCTTGAGATAGATCAATGTAATATTGTTTATCAAGATACTCAGGTATTTTTACACCTTTAATATCGTCATTATTAATAAATGCTTTTTCTGGTGTATTGGCAAATTTTTCAGGATTTTTATCTTCCTTTTTCTTGTATATAGCTCCATCATTTTCTCTTGTTGAGGCAAATACTCTAAAAGTTTTATCTTTTAGAACATCACCATTTTCATCCCAAACTTCTTTTGTTACCATTTTTCCAGTTTTTTCGTTTAAAACTTTTTTCTTTGAAAATGTACAATTCTTATAAGCATTTTTATATACAGATGATAACTTAACAATCTTTTGAAATTCCCTTAATTCATCACATTTGTTAATTGTTTCTTCAATTGGTGTTCCAAATACGAAATAATTAACTAACGCTTTATTTACTATTGGCAAATCATAATCAAGATCATTAAGCTTTTTAACGTATGCCCCTTTAGTTTTCCAACGTGGTTTACCTTTTTCATCATACAGTTTTTCTGGAATCAGAAGATAATTATTTACATCCTTCTGATAAATTTTTATATGCTCATCCCACTCTAAGTCAAGTCCTGTTCTGATTTCCCATTCTTTTGCTGCTTCTTTAATCTTAACAACATCTTCTTTGGTTTCAACCTTCATATAAATACCGTCAGTGTTGCTTTGAATTAGCTCACAATAAGGTTCAACATTTTCAATTAAATCAACTAATAATAATTGTCCGGCTATACATACATTATTTGCCATTAACGGATCAAAAAGAGCATTAAATTGATCTTTTGATGCTCCAAAAGTTCCATTTATAACAACTTTTAATGGCTTTTCTTTTTTATCTTTTTTCTTTTTTAAATCTAAACGAGTATCCCTAATTTCCTTGAATTTAAAAGGTTCTTTTACGTTTCTACTTAGAAAATCATAATTAATCATGATGCTTGGATATAGAGAGGCAACATCACAACAAAGAATAATTCCTTCACCGTAATAATTAGGTACTGCTGCATGTATGCCTCCAAAACCTAAAACATGTTCAACTCCTGCAATCTCTGTAACTAATTGATTCTTTTTACCTTTATCATCAACATATCTTCTATTTTCAGGATTTTCATACCATTCTTTGATGTACTTATATTTATCTAATTTGATTGTTTCAGGAAAAATGAAATCAAATTCATCACCACGATTAGGATATTTTTCTGCACCTAGAATATAAGCAGATAATTGAGCTTTTGTTTTATTGAACAAAGACATATCAAGATTGAACATTTCAATTAACCCTAATTGACTTTCAAACTCTTCTGTCCTTGCTTCATAAACTTTAATTGTTTCACGAACATCATGTAAACAGTATTTAATGGTTTGTTTAATTTCATCTTCAGTTAATGGTCGATCCAAATCAAAAGGAATATCAGTTTCTTTTATCATGCTTCCCATAAAACCTTCAAGAGTTTTTAAACTAACAGGTGGATTTGGCATTATGTCAATATTATTAAGTGTTAATTTATAACCATCCCTTACTACCTCGTAACCTTTTTTACCATCAATAATTAATTTATCATTTATGTATCCAGCATCCATACCTAATAATAAACCCTTAAAAATATTCACATCATAGTTACGACTATTAAAGCCTATAAATATATCATTCTTATATTTATTATAGAAGTCAATTAGTGCTTCATCGTCATTGATAATTACCTTACCTTTTCTAGTTGAGTATTCAATAAATACAACTAACCAGAAACTTCTTCCGGTAATCGGATCTTTTGAACGTGAGAACACTTCGAAATCGTAGAAGAATATTCTAGGTTTTTTACCCATTTAATCATCAAACCTTCCCTAAATGTTCTAAACACTTGTTTCTGTGTGAGCATAGATTTTTACAAAAAAAGTCTTTAGTAGGATCTAAATCTATATCCCAATAAACAATATCATTTTTATTTATTGAATTAATTTGTTTTACTGTATTAGTAATATATTCTTGTAATTCATTAACAGCTTCATTTGAAAAATCAACATTCACAATTCCATCCAGTAAATCTTCATCGAAAATATCAAGTTTATTTCGTTCAACTAATTTTCCATTTTTTAATACGTATTTTAGCATATTGAATTGTAAATTAATTTTATAATCAGGATATTTTTCACTTAACGCAAGGCCGTAAAATAAAAGCTGCCTAGATTTTTTAGGTAAATCCTTTTTACTAAACTTTGTGCTGGTTTTCAAGTCAATTATGTATATTTCATTTCCAATTCTATACCATAAGTCTATATATCCCCTCATAATGACACCAATTATTTCAATTTCAACATAGTCTTCAATACGAATTGTATCATTGTTGATTGGATTATAATTCTCTAAAAAGTGAGTAATGCAGGAAATATAATTGTTCCTTACATTCTCACTCATCCATGCTAAATCTAACATTTCAGCATCATTAACAGCTTCTTTAAATTGTTGAACTGCTTCATCATTAGTTATTTGTTTTTGTACCATTGATTGTGTTAATTCATGCGTAATAGTTCCGAGGAAGGAATAAATATTATCCCCTCCCCTTTGTCCTGCAATATAATCATAATAATATCCTCTTCTACAATTATGGAAGTTTTCTAACTTAGAAAAAGAATACTTTTCCTCCACTTAATCATCCCCATTCTACATAATTATTTATTAATTCATTAAAACCATCTAAACCAACATCTGATGGTGAATTTTTACTACCTTTTTCAAGTATCTTATGATCCCTATCTATAACAAACCCAACTTTAATTTCAAAAAATTTAAGTAATATCTTTGTCTTTTCAATCTGTCTAAGAATTAATTCCTCTTCCAGTCCTTCATCAAAACAGAAAATTATTCGTTTTGGATTTAACCAAGATAATTGTTTAATTTGTTGATTATGTATTGAATTACCGCCCAATGCCAATGAATTATATATTTTCATTGAATCAAGTTGCATTACAAACTTAGATGATTCTCCAACATAAATATCATCACTTTCCTGTAAGTTAATATAATTTGTATTGTAACCAAATAAAGTTTGGCTTTTTGGGAACGGAATAATTGGGAACCACTTAGACACTTCATCTTGTTTGTAATCTCCCATATATCTCCCTTCAATTCCCACAAGAGATCCTTCATAATCGAACCACGGAACTGAAATTCTACAGGACAAATGATCAACACCGATATTAAACTTTCTCTGTGTAGAAAAACTAATTCCATCCTTTAAAAACAAAGTATTATATTTGTTAATGTAATCCTTCATGATATCTTCATCATACTTTTTTAATTCAATCGAATTTTGATTTCTACGTTTAATTCTATCGTAAAATCCACCAAATATCTTTTTTGGTTTATTAAATTCTATGTATGTAATTCCTAATTCTGTCTTAACTGTTTGTATAATATCTTTTAAATCAACTTTTTTACTTTTCATAATTAAACTAAATAAGTCACCGTGAATGTCTCTTCCAAAATCATTTGCAGTCAAGTTTTCATTTAGTTTAATTCGAACTGATGTATTATTTGTTTTTTCATCAATCCCACACCTAATTTCCCTACTACGAACATCAATATTATAAAAATCATAATGCTCCAGTATATTTTCTATATGATGTGGATTATCCATTAATCGTTTCTTCAACTCAATCATAACATCAGCCCTATTTTAAGAAATCAATCCGTGAAGGTTTACAATAACCCAATTCATGCCATACGTTAATGTGACCGTCATATTTATATAAGATTGCTACAGAATCTTCATCATTCCTAGTTTTATCAACAAACATAATCCTAAATTGTCCACCAAGGGTATGATCAATTTCAAAAAAGTCCTTTTTCCACTTTCCACTTGAATCACGTTTTAAACGATAAGGATTCATATAATATTTGCTTGTTTTATCCAATTCAATTTCATTTACAACCTTACGCATAAGAAAAATTTCTGAACATACCTCTTTTGTTTGTTTACTGCTGGATAGTGTTTGTGATGTTAACCAAGATGTTTTTTCAAGATATGTGGCTAACTGTGCAGTAATGATCTGTGGGACATTATATTTTGAAGCGAATTGAAATAATGCTTTTGAATCTTCAACCATAGATCCTCTAGCAGCTCCAATATCTGAGGAATCCTCGGCCTTAAATGTATCATACAAGAATGCTGAGTATCCTTCATTAAGATGTAATCGTTTCTGTTCCCTTACAATATCTCTGACATTATAATCAAATGTCTTAACAAATTTAATACTCGATTTATAATTTTGATTAACAAAGTTCTTTGCTAAACGGATCATTTTTCTATCTTCATCAGTAAATTGACCACTTTTCAGCTTTTTACGGGTAAGTTTAAAGTATTTAAAATGATTAACTAAAGTGTAAATCATAATTAATATTTGCCAAGCAATTTTTCTTTGCTCATTTGCAGTTATAACAACTTGTTCTCCTCGGTAAACCATTGGCATTATAATGTTTGAAAAGGAAAATGATGTTTTACCTGATCCACTAAAACCACCGATCAGCGTCAATTCACCTTTATTAATGCCCATTGATATGTTTGATAACAATGGAGAAGCCCATATTTCTTTATTATCAGTTTGAGAAAAGCCACCGATATCAAAGGGGATACCCATTAACATTCCAGTTTCTAACTGTTCTTCAAAATTATCTTCAATCCCTAAATCACTAATTTCCATATCATTTGACTTTACTCTAATTCCTATATTTGAAATACGTGATTCAAAAAATTGTAATGTTTCAGCAGCACTCATTTTTCTTAATAATTTAATTGGAATGATTTCTTTATTATTGATAGTAATTTCCTTTGTTAAATTAAATCCATCTTCATGTAATTTAAGTATGATGTTTTCACGGTTTAATACATCAATATACTGTTCAACGTTACTCATATTTATCATTTCCATTGTATTGTAAACAACATCATATCCACCACGTTCATTAAATCCATTCATTAATGTGTCATTATCACCTAAATAAGATATGATAGATACTTCATCGAATACTTTATATAACTTACTCAATTGCTTTCCAAGTGAGAAGTAAAACCTTGCATCTTCAGTTAGAAAATTATCAGGAGTAATTTCTTTATATTCATTATATAGATTTGGGTCTTTCCAAAAACTAAATACAGTATTTCCTTCTACGCCAAGTCTACCTTCAAGTAATTCCTTGGGATATTTTTCTTTTACACCAGTAAGAAACTCACTCATATGTTATCCTCCATCAATATTCGTCTATAAAATCTGTAAATGATTTTTTCTTTGTTGGTGTGTATTTTACTTCTTCAACATAATCAAAATCATGAACTTCCGTATCTTCAACTTGCTCTTTAAAATCTCCAATTTGATTTTTGATAATTGCAGCAAAGTACCTTATCTTTGCGTATTCATGAACAAATGGACTGTTCCCACATATTGCTGCATCCAAATCAAGCATATTTTCTTCCATATATTTTAGTATCTTCGTGTATGTATGAACCTTTGCAATTTCTGTTAACTCTTTAAATAATGCCGTATTTGTTGTTTTTCCAATTAGTTCAAATGAAAGATCAATGACTTTATTTTTACTCTCTTTTTCAATATTAATAGTTTCGTATTCTTGTAAATTGCAATAGTAAGTATTCTTATCTTTGACAACTACTTTATAAGCATTATCCCTATCAATTTTTTTCTTACATCCTTTACAAATAACGAGCAAAGTTAATTCCTCCTTTAGTTAAAAGATAATAGGGAGGAATCACTCCCTCCCTATTCAATTATAGGATTGCTAAAATTTCTTCAAACATTTGAGTTGGTTTTGTTTCATCTAGTTTAGTAGCACCATATGTACTTAAAATTTCTTTAACTTGTTTCTTTTGTTCAGTTGTTGCTACTTTAAACTTACCTGCAACTTTTGCTTTCAGTTCTTTATTATGTTCAATATCGATTTCAGGTTCTGTTTCTAATAATTCTTCTTCCGCAGATTCAGGTTCTTCGATTATAAGCTCTTCTTTTGGTTCAAACACTTTCACATCTTTATTATTTAATGCCCCAGTCTTTGAAAGTGCCATGCCTTTTTCAACCACCTCAATAAACTCTTTGGCCATATTAGGTTTATCAAAAACAATGTATTCTGGAACTGCACCCATTGCAAATCTTCCACCAGCATCAATCAAAGTAGTTGAACGTAAATATAATTTTCTAATTTCACCAGTTGCTTTACGTCTTTTCTTTTCATATTCCCCTTCACCAACCGTTTCTTCTTCTACTTCACGATCAATATAACCTGTGAAAGTAACATCAAATACATCACCAAAAGCAGCTTCATAATTAGATTGTAGATTAGAAGTTAATTGCATATAACCTTCTTCCTCGATATTACCTTTTTCCTTTATAGTCCTGAATTTTGTATGACCAATCATCCATACACCAAATCCAGCTTTGCGTAATTCTAGGAAGTAATCTTTAATTAGTTCAACTACTTTAGTTTGACCTGCTCCATAACCTCCATATGCTTGATTAATAGATTTACAAGGTTTCTTTGTATCTATTACAGATAAGCGAATTACTTCTTTTTCAAACATGGGAATTATTTCTTCTGCCACATCAAATACCACTAATTCAATTTGATGTTCTTTATTTTTTTCTTTTACTAACCAATTCTTTAATTCCATTAATTCTTGATAAGTTTCGATATGTACTACATTTAAATTATCTAATAATTTAAATCCAATTTCAGCTCCGAGTGAAACCAATAATCCCTTTTCAGGATCACCATATTTTTCAATAATAACATCACGCGCGAGAGTTGATTTGCCGAATTTCTTTTGTGAACGTAAATAAATACTTAAATCACGAATATCAGTTGAAATAGTGTTAATCTCTGGTTTTTTAAATGCCATATGTATATCATTCCCCTTATTTATTAAATTAATTTTATATAAACTTTATGTATTAAAGAATATCGTCTAAGTCAGAAAGATCATCCAAATCTTCAACAGTTCCAACTTCTTCATTTTCTTCTTGTTCAGGTTCAATTACTTTAATCACAAAATCACTATCTACAAATACAGTATCTTTACGTCCTTTAGTAAATCCTCTGGATACATTTGTAATTACAATTTCTTGTACTTTATCTCCGTAAACATCTCCACCTATTTCTCTACGAATCTCATCCATTGTAATGGCCTCTAATTCAAGCATTTCTTTTTGGAAATCAGTTAACATATCTTCAGTAATTTCTACTTTTTGTGCTCCATCTAATAACCTAACTTTTACACCGAATTCTTTCCAAGAATCATCATCAACTTCAAATTGTCTTTTTAATACTTTTACTGTCTTACTTGCTTTTTCATCTTCATTTGTATCATCAAGCACTAATTGGATAGGTATAGCAATAGTTTCTTTTCGTTGACCATCATATTCACGTACAAAACCATTGATATAATATTTTTTAGTTGCTTCATAACTTCCTACATCTAGACTTTCTTTATTATAAAATACGGTAATTTGACCAGTTGAAGTTTGTTCTGTATCACTAGGAACGAGATACAACCGACTTGGAACTAATGATTTATAAATTTTACCATTGTATTCTTTATATACGATATTACCAGATATTTTAAATACTTTATCTTTAAGTTTGTCTGATGAAATAATTTTATAAAGGTATTCTGTAAAATCATACTCAGATAAGAATTCTTTTCTTCGTTTTTTACTTAATTCTAATTCTTGTTGCAATTCTTCAGCATCAAGATTAAGTTCCTTTAATTCTTCATCAGTTAATGTTCCTTCTTGATGCTTTGTGATTGCATTTTCTAATTTATATCGTCTTCCGTATTGTTCAAGATCAACAACATACTTTTTAAATTCTGCAATTTGTTCAATGATTTCTGGTTTATTACGATCTTTCCACGGGATTTGAATATTTTCTCCTTTGGTTCTTTCGTGTGTTGTTGGGTTAGTTTCACCTTTGGTAAATGTATAAACCTTTCCGGTTCCATCTTCCTTAAACATTCCTTCAATTGTTAACATATGTCTGTTTTCAGCAGATTGAATGTTAAATAGTAATCTTGCCCTAGCCCATCCACTGGGGAAACTTTGATAATCATAAGGTTTAAATTTTTCAGTTTCCTTTGAGATTGATAATTTACCGATAATTTCAAATGTATTTGCCATATATGTATAATTCCTCCTAATATATTAATCTATTATTCCTAGTTCTCTTGATAAATCAGCACGTTTTGCTTCATCTACTTCCCAGTCTGCAATTGCGTTGGTGTTTTTATGATTCCAAAGATGAATTACTCGATTCCCTCTTTTAAGTATGTAGAGATTTCCATATATGTATAACTCATTTCCTTTTTGGATCTCTTCTTCATTTCTAGCTGGAATTTTCTTAGCAAGAAGAATATTTCTTGTTAATTTTCGTCTTGATAAATCATATGTAATATCTTTATTATTTCGAACTTTGCGTTTATAATATTGGAAAGCCGTATCTGAAATAGTAACTAATTTCAATTTAGTCACCTCCTTTATTATTAATCCGTTATTTCGACTTTGTAATTGATCATCGCTTCATATAATTTTGAAGGTATTTTATCTTTATAATTTTCTGCTTTTTGTTTAATTAAATTTTCTTTATAACTTTTGTATGCAATAAATGCTCTTTCTGGTGTTTCGTAAATACCTAGATTAATAGTTTTCTTTACTCCGTTTAAACTTATTTTACATTGTGCAATATATTTATTTGTTTGTGTATGTCGATACACTCCTATTGGAAATTCACCTCTTATAGAGTTTCCTTTCACAAATAATGAATTAATGGAATGAGGAGCAAAAACACACGTTTCTGGACTATATACCTTATTGCCTTTAATGAGAATATCTTTTTCTAATTCCATTCTTTCTCCGTCTATTTCATAAAAATTTTTATCATACCAAGCTGCGAAGTTTTGGAAATTATGCCAACTTTCATCTACAGTACATCCTTTATATGTTGGTCGCATTTTTTGGAATTTTTCATCGTAACACCTTCGCAACATTTCACTCCACGTTGCATATTGTGTTGTCAACATACCATTTATGTAAGGTTGATATTGACCTTTTCCGATATAACCAATTCCACATTTTACCTTATCATAATCACTTCTGACATCACTATTTGTAAACCTTTGCCATGTTGATTTTACTACTTCACCAGTTTCTAAAAATTCTACATAGATATCAAAATAACTATTATATTCAATTACCTTCATTGTCGATCCATACTTATTTAAACCAGCTTTTCCAACACGTATTTTCCCTAAATTTTTCTCGCCTTTAATTTTCATCACTTCCTTTCATTAAGTTATTTACTACACTATTTATATTATCAAATTAATTATTTATATGCAATAGTTTTTATCAAATTAATTTTATTTATTTTCAAATTTATATACTCAGACCACCATTAACATCGATCACTGCACCATTAATGTATTTACCCATATCACTTACAAGGAACAGGAAGGAATTTGCAATATCTTCAGCTTCCCCAAGTCTTTTTAACGGAACCATATTTTCCATATTAGCTAATACTTCTGGTGGCATTTTTGCAGTCATTGGAGTCCTGATAAAACCGGGAGCAACACAATTTGCAGTAATACCTTTTTTACCTAATTCTTTTGCCCATGTTTTAGTCATTGCAATTACTGCTGCCTTTGTGGCACTATAATTCGTTTGGCCGATATTACCTGATTCACCTACAATAGAACTTGTAGTTACAATCCTTCCAAATCCTTCATTTACCATATGAGGAACAACTGCTTGAGTACAATTAAATACTCCAGTTTGATTTACTGCAATTACTTGATCCCATTGTTCCTGTGTCATTTTAACTAATGTTTTATCCATTGTAATTCCAGCATTATTTATCAAAATATCAATACGTCCAAAAGTATGAATGACATCCCATACCATACTATCTACATTCTTACGATTAGTAACATCCACCCAAGTAGGAATTGATTTATATTCACGATGCCACATTTCAGAATCATGATTAAGTTGCATTGGAATTGGAGTCTCATACATCTCATTAATTTCATCAGAAACTCTTTTAGCACCGTCCCAATTTGCATCGGCTACCACAACAACAGCACCTTCTTTTGCGAATAATTTAGCTGTAGCTTCTCCGATCCCTGATCCTGCTCCGGTTATAATTGCTATACGATTTTCTAATAACATAATTAATCCTCTCCTTATTTATTAATATATTTTTATCATAGAGGATATTCTAAGTTGTAAATAAAAGGTACATTTTAATGTGAAAAAGTTTGTGAATTTTTAAAATAAACCTTGATATAACATTGTTTCTAAGCTATATATTTTCACAAACTTTTTTAGTTAAGACGCTATTTGTTTCGTATTGTGTCTTAAAGCAAACTTAGTAAACGTGTAATATCTTCTGGTTTGTGTCCGTCATAAGGTGGAGAAAAAGCAAATTCCTTAACCTTGAACAAATCCCAATAATCTTTGTGATAATGATAGGTATAATTACCTTCTGGTGTCTCAATCCCCACAATGAAATAGTCATCAAACATTGTATTATCATCGTGTTTCCAAGATTTCCAAGCTCTATCCTTATTTTGATTGCAGATAATCGAAAATAACATCATTCGATGGTAATACAACTCATCAAACGTATGTGAACCATCATTAATTAAACCTATTCTTTCAACATCAAATTCAAATTTAGGCATTTTAACCTCTCCTTTTTAGTTCGCCTTTTAACTTCTAAGATTCATAAACAAATTCGAATGTATCTACATTGTTATCAATACTTGTTGGTAATCCTGTTAATTTTTCAATTAAATTTTCATTCGGATTATGTAAAACGAAATTTCCTTGTAATTGTTTTTCGTACCAGTAAGAATTAACTTTTACTTTAACTGGTACTTTACCTGTCTTTGTAAACATTTCATTCATCTTTTTAGTGATCTCTGTAAAGTTCATTTACTTCCCTCCTAATCTATTAATGTATTTGTTTTTGATATGATAAAGCATCAATCATTGCCATTTGTGTTTCTCCATCTTGACCATTCAATATTCCACAAGAAAAGCCGGTATCGAATGCCATCAAAGCTGCACGTATGATTTTCTCTGATGCTCCCATTGCAGTCAACGAATTTAAGTAAGTCTCTAAAACTTGCTCTCTATAATCCAATTAAACTACCTCCTTTAATTAAACGCAGGTATTAAACTACTTATTCCCCTCAAAAGTGTTAATACTGTAACTGTTGTAGTTGTGATAATACTTGTTGGACTAAAAGTCGTTATATGTACATCATGTTTCTTATGTAGATCTGGTGAAGGCATTTTTTCATTATGTATATCTTGAAACTGTCCGTTAATTTTAAGTTTTAAATCACTAACATCTGATTTAATTTGTAAATCCCGTAACTCAATATTATGTAATTCTTTTTGCATATTATGTATCGTATCATTTTGTTCAATGTTCAGTTTTGCTAACTCTTGTAATGCTAAATCATAATGGTGTAATTGCAGCAACATTAGTAAGATCAGAATTATCATTATTACTCTCCAGACCCATTTTCTGAACCGACTTTTCTTGTTTTGTTGTTGCAGGGGAATCACCTCCTTTCATATTTAATATTAATATATTTATATTTAACTGTCAATAATTAATTTAAAATCTCCGTTTTAATAAACCGAATTTTGCCTATTATACACGTACAACTGACCACTAATATTTTTCACAACCTGAATTTCCTCATTTTCAAATCTAAAAGCATTACTCACACCAGCCGGATTAAAGATCAATTTACCAAATACTTTACTTAACAATTTG